ACTCCAAATACAGATCAAATCACTCCAATTCAAAACATGGCAGTTGATTATGAAATTTCTAGCATCACAGTAACATGATTTTATTTTTCAATCCAACAATAACACAAACAGTTGGGCCAACAGGTATGAATATGACTGTTGGGGCAGAATATGCCATCAACCAGCTAAAAGAGTTATATGATTTTAACAAAATATTCAGAAGTGATCTAAATTTTAGATATTATATCGAAAATCAATTTCCTCAATGGATACAAGATCAAGCAAAGAAAGACTCTGATGTTAAGATTATTGATCTAATTCAGGAGTTTTACAACTTTTACTTTTCCTCAAATGGTCTGAATTTATATCCAAACTATGAATATATTCAGAGCGTATTCTTCTCAAATCAAGATGGTCTAAGAGCTTTATATTCTTCTTTATTTTCAGATTTTGATTTTGATGATTTTATTTCTTCCAAGGAGGAAGAACTTAGGACATTCTTAATTTCTAATAAGAGCAGATTTATAGCTAATAAGGGAACAAGAGCATCGTATGATTATTTCCTGGATACTCTATTTGCAGATGTGGAGTATCAACTCTCAAAAGGAATAGACGAAACATTTGTTCTTAATACCTCGGATTTAAATGATAAAACTCTAACAGATGGTACTGATTATCAAGAATATTCGATCAGAATAGAGGCATCAATAGACGAAAAGTACCAGGATGACTTTATAGCTCTACTGAAGCCTGTTGGTTTTTACATGAATCTCGTAGATTCCCCCCAGGTTTTTGCCCCAGCAATATCTGCGATAAATAAGAATAAACCACTAACGCTTTCTGTGTCGTGATTTTAATAATAAATAAACTGTATGACCACTCCAAATAAATCCGAAAAATTATACTCCTCAAGTGCAGTAGAATTCATAAAAGCTGCATTCAAGGAAGATTATTATCTTGGATTCGGCGTTGGAAAGGCCGGATACGAAAAATACACAAATAGACTTTCTAAAGTAGCAGCAAATAATTCTATTTTTGGTAAAAGAATTTTACCAAATAATATAACTGCGGTTATTGATAGAAAGGATTGGGAGCCTAAATCCTATATTCCCTACAATCCGGCTGTAGAGATTACTAATAGCATTTGTTTCAATTCTACAAATGGTGGATTGTATCTTTGCGTCAAGGATCCTACATTTAACACTCAAAGCAAATTTGGATCAGAAAGATCACGATACAAACCAGACAGTGCGGCGGGTGTTATTGATACAAAGCCAGATGGATACGCTTGGATTTTAATTGCAAAAGACTCTTCTGCATATTTAACCGATTACGTCAGAATTCGCGGAATCGATACCATGGTAGAATTCAAAGGCATCACTGCCGATTCTTCTAGCCCCACAGGAGCTACAGGCGGTGGCGGTTCTACTGGTCTGAGTACAGGAACATGCTGCCTTTATGCTAAAGCACCAATTGAGATAAATGGTGTTTGCCTGGATAAGGGAGATATCGTACAAGCATTTACTGTTCCAAATGAAGTCACATGTAGAATTTTTGGAAATCTTTTAGATCTACAACCAGTGTTCAAAGATTCTCTGCTAGGTGTCTGCGGAGGGTTCTTTAATTATTCGGGAACAGCTGGTTGTACCCCATGCGCAGAAACTCTTTCTAGCGTAACACCATTTGAAGTATTCGGTGATGTTGTTGCTCTATATCCTTCAACTGATATTTACAGAGTTAATTACGAAACACAAAGCACTAATTTTAAATCAGGTGGATTGGTCAATGCTGCTTGGTGGGATGATCCTACTAAGACATACTATGTTAGCAAAGATAGACCAGAGCTAGTTTTAAGTTACGACGGCACAATAGGAAACTTTAAGGCTTATCTAAAGACCGAATATGTTGGTTCTAATTTGGGTTATAAAGTAATAGGTGTTGTAACAGAAAATGAACTAGATGTTGAAAATTGTGTTTATGTCGAAGCAGTTAATATTGAAACAGGAGTAGTAGGATCAAGCCTAAACGGAGACTTCTCCGAATGTTTGGCAAATATAGAATTTGGATTGTTACCAGAATCAGATGACGATTATCTGAATATTTACGGTCTATTACGTCCTAGCAAAATTGCTGTTGAGTTATCAATAACTAAGACGGAAATGGGTCAATTGACTCCAACTACGCTAAATCCTCAATTTGTTCTAGACTCAGTATTCATTTCTAAAGGTATGAGATATCCAGACGGAAGAAAGGTTTCTACTGTACTCAACAGAGGATATACACCAAGCCTAAAGAGAACTTGTGCAGTCACTACTATTCCTAGCGTATCTGGATTGAGCGAAGCATCGTTTATTTACGAGCCAGTTACATCTTCGACCAATTACTTTTCAAATAAATTAAATAGAACAAAAACATCAAGATTCTCAGGTGATAGCGTCGAGCCTGCAAATCCCCTATCATCGTATAAATTGACAAATGTTAGCGGTTCTGATATTTTGATAACCAGTTATGATTCATCAACATCTCTAACTGGTGGTATAACATTAGGTTATGCCAATCCAGACAAAACATCTGGATCTTTGTATCTAAGCACTCTAGATAAAGCTCCGTTTAAATTTGACGGATGTGAAATATTTTTTGCTTCTGATAGCACAATCGACACAGCTGCATCTACATATAAAGTAACATCAATTTTTGATATATCATGACCTATCCATTAGACAATAATCAATTTCCTCTAAGTAATTACCCATACTCAAGCAGAGCATGGAGTAATAATGAAAATTTAGATCCTAAGAAAAATTATACTTCTGTTGGTTTCAAACCAGGATCTAAACTACAGGCATCTGAATTAAATGAAATTCAGGAAAATGCCATGCTTCAGCAAACTCTATCTCTCACAATGATGAGGGAATGGTTTACTGAACTTTTAGGAAAGACCTGTGGAGGTCCAGCATGGGAAGGGGCTATGCCTCTATTCCCCAAATCTCATCCTCTAGGAGGATCTAATCAGAAACTAGTCGGCTATACATTCTCTAGTGGAACTGGTATTACAATCACCTTTAATTCGGGTTGGTATTTGCTAACTCTACCTTCAGGCTTGAAGCAATGGTTCCACTTGAATGCGGGTCAAACCGCTTTCATCAATCCAGTCTCTTCCACCGAATACTACGCCGGAATTTCCTTTGGCCAAGACTATGTTGATTGTTCAGAGGATTCAACTCTTTACGATACATCTAGTGGTTCCCCTGCCGTGACCATCTGCGGAGCGGATCGTCACCAACTAGCTTTTACTTCTGTTTCAATTACAGGAGCATCAGGATTTAGCGATACCACCTTTAATAAAGTATTATCAGTTACCTTGACAGGATCTACTTTAGGAGTAAAATATATTAATGGTCTAACTATTTGAGGTATAAATTATGAGTGAACCTAAAAAGGAATGTGGTTGTAAGAAAAAAAAGTTTTCGGATTCCCCTCTACCAAATAAAGAACCAGCCTTGAAGAAGGCTTTGAGCATGATTCAAAGCTATTCTATGGCAGTAGCTTCACGCGGACTGAAGGATAAGAAAGTCGATAAGACTGTAAAGCAATTACGAGTTCTTAGCTGCTTTGGTAATGAACATGTAGGTGGAGAACTACCTCCATGCGCCCATCTTAAGAACTCCACCACAGATGGTAAATTTTTCTGTGGAGCATGCGGCTGCGGAGATCGAAAGAATACTTGGCTGAACGGTTCTAACGAAGAGTATAGTAAGTTAGATTATCCATCGGTAAATTGTCCTCTTTCTATGCCAGGATTCACTAATTATACCGTTAGTTTGCCACAAGAGGCACAGGAACCAGAATCTAGAAAGCACTACATCGAAAATATGGATTTCAATTCAGTCCAGAAGATAGATGTCACTATGCCGGATACTCCAAAAGAGATTGCTGAAATAATGGAAAAATTGAAGCAGAAGATGGAAGAAAATAAAAATATTCCACCTAGCCAATAACTAGAGTTTCGTTGTGCATAAATATTTTCAATGGCACAACCAAATTCAAGAGAATCTTTAATCCAATATGCCTATCGGCAATTAGGTGCTCCAGTAATCGAAATTAATGTAGATTATGAGCAAGCTAATGATAGGCTGGATGATGCTTTGCAATTCTTTTCAGAGCGTCACTTTGATGGTGTCGAAAGAGCATATTTTAGCTATCAAGTAACAAGTACGGATATACAGAATAAGTATATCAATACCAATTCTTTGGGTCCAATTGTAGGTTCATCTGGAGCCACACCAAACGGGTATGATATTTTGTCCATCATACGAGTTCTGCCATTCGGCACATTGAACGCAAATGAATTGTTTGATATTAGATATCAGTTGGCCTTGAATGATGTTTACGGTATCAATACTAATCTTGGTTTCGTAAATTCTTCTCCAATTGCAAATTACGATATAACAAAACGCTATATTCGTTTGATTGAAATGATGTTTGACCCAGAAAGAACCATCAGATTCAATAAAGTAACCAATAAACTTTACATTGAAACTGACTGGTCTGCTTTCAAAGAGGGGACATACATTTCCATTGAAGCCTATGTAAATCTTGATCCAGATACCTATCCAGAAATCTATAACGATAGAATGCTTAAAAAGTATTTTACCGCTCTTATCAAAAGACAATGGGGAGCAAATCTTTCAAAGTTTGATGGTGTAGCTTTACCGGGTGGAGTATCTTTAAGAGGCGGTCAGATTTTAGCAGAAGCTGTGCAAGAAATATCCGTTCTTGAAGATCAGATAATTTCTTCATACGAACTACCTCCAGATATGATGACTGGATAATATGGCACTAAATCCTTACTTTAGATTTCAAGGAACCGAACAAAATGTTGTCGAAGACAACATCGTAGAAATTATTCGCATGATGGGAAAGAATGTTTGGTACATTCCTAGAGAAAATGTGAATCTTGATAGACTATTTGGTGAAGATCAGTTAAATAAATTTACCAAGGCATATCAAATTGAAATGTATGTTGCGTCTGCCGCTGGGTTTGAAGGTACAGATGTGATAACAAAGTTTGGTCTTGAAATTAAGGACAAGCTGAATTTGATCGTTAGTAAGAAAAGATTCACTAACGAAATCACAACTAAGAATTCTACCATTATAAGACCCAGAGAAGGAGATCTCATATTCTTTCCTCTGAGCAAAACTTTATTTGAGATTAACTTCGTAGAACACGAATTGCCATTCTATCAATTAGACAAGAACTATGTGTTTAATTTGAATTGTGAAACATTCGTCTATTCGGCAGAACAGTTCGAAACTGGAAATACGGACATGGATTCTTTGGCAGATACGAAGCAAGAAATTTACAATTTTGCCATCGGTGCTACCTTCTCAGGATTTACCGCAGCATACAACCAAGCTGTTCGCGGAGAACAATACTATGTTGTTGGATCTCTCGCAGGAACAACTTCTTACTTCCGTATGCTAGATTACGATTTGTCAGGAACACAGTTGACAGCAAAGCTAGCTTCGATAGACGGAGTTACTTTCTCTGGTCCAACCGTACTTACAAGTTCAGTATCTGGAGCTACGTTCAGAGTTCTTTCTGTGGCTTCTACTAACGATATAGTCACTATCAATCCGGTATTGGACGATCTTGCTGGAGAAATTCAGCCATTGGATTATCAGAGAGGATTCACAGGAAGCGGAAGCAGAATAGATACTCCTATAATCAACTTTAGCGAAATCGATCCGTTCTCTGAGGGCAATTACTAATGTTTAATTCATATGACAACCAATCAATAAGAAAGTTAGTAATTGCTTTCGGTTCGCTTTTTGATGAAATCTATGTTTCTAGAAAAAATGATACTACGGGAATTACTGAAAAAGTAAAAGTTCCCATTACTTTTTCATCGAAAGAAAAATTTCTACGCAGATTAGAATCTAATTCATCAATCACTGATAATGTAAAAACGCAAATAAACATTCCTTATCTTAGCTTTGAAGTTGCAAATATTGCATATGACTTTGGAAGAAAAAGAAATAAGCTAACAACTACTTCGGAAATAATAACAGCTAGTGACGGAAGTATTTCCGAAAGCTATAAAACATTCTCAGAAACTCCCATAAGCATAGTCTTTAATTTATATTTTTACTCAAGAAGCTTGAATGAATTGTTTCAGGTATTGGAGCAAATACTTCCGTATTTCAACCCAGAGTTTAATATAAGAATTAATTTCAATAAAATATTTAAGAATGTAAATGTTCCTATTGCGTATAGAGATTTCAAAATAATTGATGATTACGAAGGTTCTCTACAATCAAGAAGAATGATGATTGGAGTAATGTCTTTTGCGGCATCATCATATGTCTTTGGTGAAGTTAAACCAACTCAAGTTATTGAAGATGTTATTGACGATACTACTCTTGATCCGGATGTTGATGTGGATATTGATGTAGATCCAGTCCCCACTACAGCAATACAAATCGGTTCAGCGTTTGGGGTAAATACCTATTTTCTTCCCTTGGGACAATCTGGTTTTGTTTCAAACTTGACTTGGACTGAAACTAGTGTTTCTGACTTGAATACTACACTTAGTGTATTTACAGCTACAAACAGATTAGTTTATACTCAAGTCATACCAGCTGGAACATTAACTTTATCTAACGGGCAAATTACAAATATGATATCAGCTATTTGTAATGAATTTGGTTTATGTGGAATCAATGATGGAACTTTGAGAAAATTGGTTTTGAAAATCCAAAACGGCACAACTGTAGCCCAAAAGGATTTTAGAGTTATTATGGATTGTACTACAGCATGTCTATAAATAAATTAAATGAATTTTTCGATATAGAATCTACTGGCATTACCGCCACCAATCAAATTCAAAAGTCTTCTGAAGATGATTATGCGTATGCTAGAGAAAATCTTTACGATATTATAAAAAAATCTAAGATTGCCCTTGATGGCATTATGAAGGTTGCTTCTGAAGGTGATTCTCCCAGAGCATATGAAGTCGTAACTCAAATGCTGAAAACTATGTCTGATATCAACAAGGATCTTATAGATCTGGAGAAGATCAAGAACGAAGCAAATAAGACCACCATAAAGTCAACTACAAACAATTCGTTCTTTATTGGTTCTACAAGTGATCTTCAGGATCTAATCAATCCTGAGCGGAGCAAGAAAAAGGCTCTAGATATAATTGATGCGGAAGTGAAGAATGTCGAGGAAATTTAAAGGTTACTTAGGTAATCCAAACCTAAAAGAAGCTGGAGTAAAGATTGACTT